TCTTCGCAAAGCAACCTCTAAAATGTCCACAACATCAGCGGTCAAGGTTTCCTGAGATTGTCCTTCAGTTACAGTCAAAACGTTTTGTTTTACTGTCCAGTGATTTAAACCTCGATTTGACCAGTCTGCAAACATTAGATTTAGTGAACGACGCGCTGTTTTAGCATCGTATCCTGTGCGAACCTCCAAGCCACAACGCTCGTAGGCTTCTTCAATTACCTCGGCAACGTCGAGGTTAAAGTCTCTTGAACCAGATGTCGTCATGACTCAACTTTCTTTTTCCACTCGTGGCACTCGACTGCAATAATCTCGTACCCCGGATATTTCATCTGCAGCGATATCACACCGTTCTGCATAAAGTCTCCGACGCATTGATCTCGTGTGGGAAACGAAGGGCCTCCAACTGCAAAACACATGTTTTGCGCACACATAAGAACAAACGCCGTAAACATTACATCACTTCTTCTTCCTCTTCTTAGCAGTCTTTGCAGCTTGCTTGAAGTTTTTTGCCGATGGGGCACCTTTGCTTCCCGGCTTTCTCATCTTCTCACCACTCCCCGCTTTGATACGTTTCCGTTTAGCGTGAATATTAGCGTATAATCCGGGCCTCTTTGCCACTTTACTTCTCCGTCCAGTTGATGTCTGTCGTGCCTGTTGGCTTCTTGAGATCGCCATAGCTAACCTTCTGTATATTTTCCATCAGCACTTTCAACATCTCGTGATTTTGTGAGACCATGTCGTTCGTGTGTTTCATTTCAACTTCCATTATAGCAGTTCTTTTGTCTAAATCCACTAAAGTAGTTGTTGTCCAATCCACCCACTTTTGAATCACCATTCCATAACTAGCAACAACGCCTACTACTATCATAGTTGCTAATGTAAAAACGATGTGCTTCTGCTCCATTTTAACAGTTCCATCTCTTACGTGCTGCTTTACCGCGTTCGCCAGTCCATCCACGGCTACGCGCACAGAAAGATTTCTTACGAGCCTTGTCTTTTTTCGACTTTGGGTTTGGTGCAGGAGCTTTAAGATTTGATCCCGTTTGACGGTTGTACTTGGCTCGACCTTTGGCAGTGAGTCCCGCTCCCTGCTTAACTGATCGTTTCTCGCCACGACCCACAGATAACTTAACACTTTTCTTTTTCTTTCTTTCTGCCATTACATCGGTCCTTGCTCTTTAATCAAAAAGCCATCTCCAAAGATCCCTACATCTGCCGTTTGACCAGACATCTTGGCTTGAAACTCAATAGTTGATTTTTCTGAAACCTTAAAGGGAAGCGTTCGTGCGATATCCATTCGAGACACAAAGCTAGTTTGTGCCACATCAAAAACCCGCCCGTCAGAAAACGTGACTTGGTTTCTAAAGGTCATGATCTTAGTGTCATTGTTTGCCGTCGCGGTAAATGCATCAATCCGTCCAAGATAGAACGAGTAACCCGCAGGTACTGTAAACACCGCAGCCTGATTCCTACCGCGACCTGCAATGATTTTTGCATAAACTACTGAGTTAACCTCTGCCGTAATGTCTCCATCAGCGTTACCTTCTACCAAAAGTAAATCATTTATACGGAAAAAGTTTTGTTGTGTTTGCGCACCCGCAGTTCCATTTAAAGCAACTACTTCACGTATTTCGTTGTAGTCGCCGTCAACACCCACGATTAAAACTTGCGGTCCTTCCGCGTCATCCTCGCTAGTGCTTATTATATCCAACTTTTGCTCTGCGCTAAGAAACGGCAATGCCGTGTTGTTTTCCCAAGGTGTACGAAATGTTGTACCGATTGCAGGGTTTGTTCCAAACAAATTGCGAATAGAATGGCCCGGAATCTGCCCCCGGGCCACCTGTAATTCGAAAGGCTCAGATGTGCCGACCTGAGATATAGACCGTATATCGTGAACCATGACGACTCCTTACGATAAGATGACCGTCAATTCGTTACTCGCACCTGTAAACGCAGAAACGTAAACCCCTTCAGAGGCAATGATGCCGTCATCAGGAATGTTCATAACATGATGCCCAGTAGGAAATTTTTGCGTAAGAAGTGTTTCACCACTTGCGCTACCGTTCTTTAACGTGAACTCTCCTGCCGCTGCACCGTAAATTACGATCTGACGTAAACGAGAACGAGAAGGACCAACAATCCCTGCGGATGTGCCCTGCGCCCAGTTATACGCTTTTACGGGACCTGCCATTGTTACTCATCCTTCTTTTTACGAGGACGCTTAACAACTTTCTTCACCGTCTCCCACGCTTCGTTTACGTCTGGAGTCGATGGGTCATCTGCCTTGAGCGTACCATCTGAGTTTCTAGCGCGTTTCTTCTCGGTTTTTACTCCGATTCCACGACGCGCTAGTTCTTCTTCACTAGGAGGTTTAAACCTACTCATCGGTTACCCTCCTTATGCGCCTGCGATTGTTGCGCCTGTGTCTGAACGCTTCCAATCTGTGCCGTTAGAAAACGCTAGGATAGCAGAACCCGCCGCGCCGTCAGAAACGTACACAAGTGTTCCCGCCCCTGCGTCTGAAGCAGATGGTGCAGTTGCTACAGTATATGTTGGAACTTTGATGTCGCCAACAAAACCGTTAGTCGAGGTCACTGGACCTGAAAATGTAGTTGAAGCCATTGTATTACCCTTTGCATAAGGATTCGCTTTACAGTCTATGCAACGTCAGGAGGGCCTGTACCTGTCTGCAAAGCTAGTGATGCCCTGCCCTAAGAATACCTAAGTTTGCCAAAAATGCAATCTATGTTATGGTTCCTGCAGCCAACACAAGGAGATTCTCCGATGCCGCATAAGGATCCGGAGAAGCGTAAGCAGTATAGTAAAGAATACGGAGCCGAATGGTATCAACGGAACCGTGAGAAAACTCTTGCGCGGACACGTAAAAGAAAACAAGAAAAACGAAAAGAGTGGAAAGCATTCAAGGCAGGGTTATCCTGCCTTTTTTGTGGAATTCAACATGAAGCCGTGATCGAATTTCATCACCCTGATGGTTCTGACAGTTACGACACAAAAGTACACAATTTTGTACAAGCAGGACAGTGGAAACGAGCATATAAAGAAGTGGAAAAATGTATCCCCTTGTGCTCTAACTGTCATCGCATTCTACACCATAACGAAAGGCTAGGGGAAAATGATGCTCAATGAAGAACAAATAAAAAACTGGGAACATTTCAAAATCGCAGACAAAATCTGTGAACGTGCACGTCGGGGCCTACCACAGGATCGTTGGATGCGTGGTGATCAAGAGATGTTCGCTATGGTGAAAGCTTATATGGACCTAGTGAGTGCTATGAAAAGTATGCACGACGATATGATAAACAAAGGTCTCGAATCGATGGGAATAGGGGAAGACTAGCTCCCCCTATCCTATTTTTATGCGCCCGGTGAACCGAACACTGCGCGTGGGTCGCTGTAGCCAAAGCTATAACGCTCACGAGCTTTATAACGCATGTTACCAGTGTCGAAGTCGGCTTCCATGCCTGTTGACATTGGTGTGCGCTCGAAGTGGATGAATCCACGAGGTGCGTCAGTTAGGATAAAGAACGCATCTGGGTCCGTTAGGAAGTCGTTAACGGCATAACCGTTAGGCAACATACCCATTGAACGAATTGCGTTTGTGTCGTTATCCGCTGTACCTACACGCAAGTTAGAAACCATCAAACGCTCTGCAACGAATTGCAATTGACGTGGGATGATCAACTTTGTGCCGCGTAGAGCAACTTTTAGACCACGCTCATCAACAAAACCTGCGATATTGATCAAAGCATCTTCTAGAGATGTCTCGTTCAAATCGGCAGCTACTGTTGGTTCGTTGGCAAATGTGCCACCTGATGTCAGTGGGTGATCAGTTGCACAAAGTGCTTTACCGTCGCCACCCGCTGAAGCACCGCCTGTAAAGGCGTTGTTAAGAACCGCAGCGGCCTTAACTTGCTTGGTGTGTGCCATAGAACGAGCCAACGCACGAGTATAACGCGAACCAAGACGATCATAAAGATTGTCTTCGACTGCTTCCTCTGTAATAGAGAACGCAAGTGCGATAGTCTCGTGGTTGTAACGAGCAGTGTATGCTTCGTTAGCGTCGTCATAGTTAATTGCAGAACCTTCCGATTTGGTAGGTGCCGCACCGAACCCTGATAACATAACCTCTTCCTCAAATGCACGATCTGAAGATTCAGTTGTGTAGATCTCGGCATGTTGGTTTTCGTACCGGGAGTACTCCATACCAAACAAGGCGTTAAGACCGGGTTCCAACTCTTTCGCTAGTTGTGCGCGAGAGATAGCCATTAGTCAGTCTCCTTATGCCAAGCCTAGGTTGGACACTGTACCCGCTGCAACTGCACCGTTAGATGCGTTGAAGTGGTTGTTCAACCGTACGATTAGTGGAATGCCTGCCGCAGTGTAGTCCGCATTTTCAGCATCGTCTTGGATACCGATAATACGCATCTGCAATGTTGCGGTGGCTGCGATTGTGCTGACAGCTAGTTTGCCTGATGAGATACCTGTAGCTGTTACGCCTGCATCTGCGTCTGCAAAGTTAGCATTTGCGAACACATGACCACGAGCAGTTGCTTCATTTGTCAACGAAGCGTCTGACGCAATCACGAATGTTTGCATTGGGTTGTCATACACGTATGCAATGACGGGATGGTTAGAATCCGCGCCAGAGCCGGGCCAATGATTTGACCATACCATTTCACCAGTAGTGGACGAAACGTACTTACAGCCCCAGAAAACACCTAATACACCTACTGTGCCACCTGCCGCTGCGCCAACAATGTCAATAAAGCCAGTTGCAAGCGGAATAACAGGAGAACCTTGGTAGATCGCGTTAGTGTTTCCAGAAGCAATACGATACTCGGTCGCACCAGTGGTGTTCGCGCCCTGTCCTTGGACGCCAATCGGACGTAGTCCGAATGCACCGTTAGTGTTTGCCATCGTAGCAATCCTTTAAATTAATCAGCGTCTCGTCTTGAGCCGCCGAAAGTTACACGACTACGCCTATCGTTAGAGATAGGCATTGAAGGATGTTGTTCCTTCATCAAGTCCTGATCCACAGCTAACATCTGTTCGCGGGTACGGCCCCCGTAATACTCGTTTCTTTCAGCGGCTGTTTCTTCAGGTATACGGCACAACATCAGACCACCTTGACCGATAACCCCTTGATACTTGCCATCAT